CATGGCAAAGAATGGGATAAATCCGACTATAAATGCTAGTTCGCGTCCAATCGCTTTTGATTCACCTAGGTATCCAGTGTATAACATGACGTAGTTAAGAAGAACTACTGTAGATACTGTTTTAAAATGTACTTTTTTCCCGGCGCACATGCCCAATACTACGCATAATGTTAATAACATCATTGGCGTGGTTATGGACCAATCAATATAACGTGTTTTTGTAATATCAGCCCAGTCTATAGGGATGTCTTTTTTACCAAATTCTTCGATTTGTGTATTAAATGTAGAGTAAAAGTACCCTGCAACAACTGAAATACAGGTTTCTATATTTAAAATGTGTCTTACTTCTGGAACAGGCGTTCGTAATGCTTCTATAAAGGTAATCGTTGCTGTTGTCAATAATAAAATATAGGTTATCATAAAAGATGCCTTTACGTAATATTGCACAGGGTTTTGCTTTATTTCGGCTTTGTCCTTTGGTGTGGTTAGAGCTAGTGTTGGCGCAGATGGAACAATTACGGGCTCGCTTTTTTTATTTGAATTGTTGTCTAATAGAGACGTAGACATTCTATTTACAATTGTACTATATATATTCTAAAGATTTTTAGTAGTGAGAAAAATTGAACTTTGAAAAATTGAACTGCTGGGATTTTTTAGTAAGACAATATAAATAAACATAAATAATGTATGAATATGATTCTGATACAAGTGACTCTTCTGAATCTAGTGAGGAAGTATTTGAAGAAATATCATTAAGCAGTGATTCTAGTTATCAACAAAGTGACGATAGTCATGACGACGATGATAATGACGTAATTATTGAGTTTGATGACTTCAGTGACGACGAAGAGGATGAAATAGCAATAGACCGGATTTATAATGAAGATTGTCAACACCTAGATTCTGAAAAAACTCACGGGAAATATTATATTGGGTTATGCAAATACATAGCCAGACCTAAACTGTTTCTAATGCTTAATTCTGTTTCGCCGAGAACCTATTTTCGATATCAATATTTTCATGTATTAAAATATCTATATTATTATAGTTCTGTGCGGTTTCAGTGTCCGAAAATTGAAATCATGAAACTAGAAGTATTAGATGATGGGACGTATAGCACAATTTTAAAGACGTTTTGGATTCGCCTAATTCAAAGACATTGGCGTAATGTGTTTAAAAAGCGCCAGGAAATATTTAAGGGTCGCACAAATCTAAACTCTATTTTAATTCGACAAGTCACTGGTCGATATCCGTATGGGTTAAATGTTTTGCCTAGTTTTATCGGAATGTTGAGACATTACGCGAAATAAATGCATTATTGGTCAATGAAATGTGACACGTTTTTGGGTTTTTTGATAAAAAATTGAATAACTTTTTATCAAATTTTTGATGAGTAAAACTAACACACGCAAATATGTTTGCTCCCATTTTGATGATGACGTTTCTTGTTCTTCTGCTGGCACAATCAGTCGTCTCGTTTTCGCCAGGCATAAGAACGATTGTTATCATGCCTAATAACCGTGCAAATTCTCAGCCAAAAGCAGCTGCTGCTAGGCAAGCCGACCGCATAAAGGATGCTGAATTCAAAGAAATGCTTAGATACGCCAGGTCGGTCTTTTCAAAAGAATGTCCTATTTTGAGTCCTTATTCTACGCATAATGCGGACATGACTAAAATGAGCGACCTTTGGGAAGTCTACGTCAAATATGATGTTGAAATGCCAGCTATCGTTTTTGTCACATTACTTTACAGTTTTGTTATATGCTTCTTCGTTGGGTTTATCAGACAATTTCTCTAAGTCGTCTATTATTTGTCAAATGTCATCAAATATAAAAATTGGTTTATGTGTCCTAATATTTCATCGCGGACATTCAATAAATCAGTATCTCGCTTTGCGTCGAAATACTTAGAAATATCAATTAAGAACTCGCGATATTCATAAATGCGCCCCTTGAAATCCTTTGTATTTTCAGCATCAATGAACCGAATTCTTTTTTCAACCATCTTTACACGTGACTCATCTTTGCCCAAAAGGATTTCAACGAACGTATCAATATTTTCATTTAATTTTGCATATAATTCATCAGTTGCTTTATGTTGCGCAAAGGAATGCGTTTTCCAATGATATAATTTTACAGTGTTTAACATCTCCAAAAACGTTTGTACAATACGCGATTTTCGTTCATTTGTTATTGCGGTTTTCTTTATTATTGAACCACCATGGCGTATTGTTTTACGTAGCCGTTTATTTCTTTTTATAGTTTGTTTCTTTGCCATTATTATTTTATTGTTTTATGTATAAAATATAAAGATATTTTATTGTTTTATGTTAATGAATAAACAAATTATTTTGCTATGCGTTAGCAGTCTATTGTCTCTTCAAACATCGTATTGTTTGTTTATAAATCGCATATTTACGATGCAATCTCAGCCTGTCACTAAAATTACTGACTTTCCTAAACTGAATGTTAAAGAGCTAACTGAACAAAACAAATATGATTTACAGTGGTACGTTATTGGCACAAAAAATGACTTTTCTAAGAATATACCCAAAAAAGTAACTATTTGGAATAAGAATTATGTAGTATGGAAAAACAAAGACAACGAGTTTGTTGGTTTAGACGATGTTTGCCCACACAAGGGCGCATCTTTGGCTGGAGGAAAGGTATGTAATGACCATATTGTATGCCCATATCACGGCTATGAATTTGATAAAGACGGAGTATTGGACAAAGTGCCCGGCATATCTTTCCGCCCATCCCCTACATATGATATTTCAAAATATCAAGTTGTAGAAAAGCATGGTTGGGTTTATTTAAATACATATTCAGATATTGCCCGTGTTGATAATTCAACTGGTAGTCCATTTACTGAAAATATTTTTGTTGAACCAGAAGTTCTAAGAAATGACTTTGCTGTTTTTTTAGAGATGGATTTTAATTGCTACTCGCGCATTCTTAGCGAAAATTCGCTAGATGTTATGCATATTGGGTTTGTTCACACATTTGGAAATAAAGAGAACCCTGCGCCGATAGAACAGCATCCACCTAAACAAGTTGGTCCATATCATTATAAAACATCATACTTGTATGAGTCAGGCGATAAATCATTTGCTAAGAAAATATTTGGCATTAAAGACTTGGTTATTGAGAACGAATTTATTTTACCACATACCACGATTGCGCGTGTTATTTTTGGTGAACAAATTAGTACCGTTATTACATTTGCGCTACCAATCAATGAACAAAAAAGCAAGTTGTTTGTTAAAACATACCGTAATTTTTGGCCAAATCAACTTGGTGATATTGTAACTGAAAACTGGATGTTTAATACTATGTTACAGGACCGAATAGTAGTTGAAAATATTGACGCACGGTTTATGGATGGTAAATTTAATATGCGGTTTGATAAATTACAAAATACTTATAAAACCTTTTATAAGCGATTTATTCACAGAATTGACCGATGAGTTTGTTTGTTATAATATCAATAATTCAAAAGCATTGTGCTATCATGGTCATCACAATGATATATTGAGAACAGTTCTTGATTCTCTAAATAAACTAATAACCATATGTTTGTTTCCCACATAAGTGTTCCCTTTTCTTCGATTGTTTGGATACATTTTTCCTTTGTTAAATCCGCGAACTTTATTAATGATTCTGCGTCGCCACCAAATATTCCCCCTGCAAATATCCAAACAATATCTTTATAGATATCGTGTGGATATTCGATACATATAATTTCATACATTTCGATTGGCCAAAGAGATGGAATACGCACCAGCGTATTTGGTTTTCTAGACATCTCAATTAGTGCGTTCTCAAAACTTTGTTCTGGAGTTTTATCAAATATATGGTTTATTCCAAAGTCTATCCAAATAAACTGCGCATTGGAATGGCTAAGTTCTATTGCTTTCCTAATATATTCGGTTTTATGGCACATTAAAAATACGTAATCTATGGTATCCTTTGTCTGAGAATCTGTATTCAAACAAAAGTTTGTCATTTTGTCTGAATATTGGTATAAATAATTATCGCTCTTTTTTACTGGTATTATTTGAATGTTCTCGTCGATACAATCTTTTGGAATACGGTCTATTATGGTTTCATCAAAAAATATGATTTTTTTTACTGGTGCATATAGTAGTTTTTTACCGTAGTTAATATAATCGTCGACAGTTCTGTCCGTTCGGCTGTTTGCGTTTAAAATAAATGCTGATACAAATATTGCTTCGGTCATTTGTCTACTAAAATATATATTATTTTTAAATTATACGTATATTTTGGGGCACAATTCTATTTCTGTGGTCACATGTTGTGATTACCACTCGATATATGGTGCCATTAATATGTTTTAGAAAAATTTTTTTCATATCTAATATATAGAATGTCTCGTAGACACCATTCTCACTCCAGCTCCGGCTCCAGCTCCAGTTCCAGCTCAAGTTCTAGCTCCAGCTCCAGTTCCGATTCCGATTCCAGCTCCAGCTCTAGGTCATCGCACCACAGCCACCATAGACACCATAGAAACCATTATCATTACCACTATTATGAAAATCGTTATCCCAGCCCTTCTCCCATATCTTTTACTTACCAATAACAACAACTATTACTGGTAAAAAATTGATTCAAATATAACGTTATTTGAATCAATAAACAAGCACATAAAACATTAGAACAATGGACCTAGAATTCAGCGATACTTATATTCTAAAATAGAAGTAAAACAGTCTATGTTACTAGCTTTGCTTGAACATAAAACGGATGAATCCCTTTTCTGGGCGTATGAACTTTACTTTTCAGGGGACTCAGACGCCTGCTTTGAATACGCAGCCAATATTTACGAAGATATATATAGTTTTGATAATCCGGGTCTAAGACCTACCATTCAAAAACTCTGGGATGAATGGGTCGATGATAACTATAAACATTGGATATTGGGTACAATTATCATGACCCTTACGTCACGCAACTACCGATTATCCGTCTTTATGGAGACGTATTTTGGCGTAAAATGTGTAGACCAACAACCGACTAGACAGACATCGAATTTTATCGTTTATTTAAAAGAAAAAGATATTGAAAAATATAAAACGATTGTTCCTGATATTCCGCGCAACTACTTGAAACTTGGCTGTAAATATCCCATTCGAAAGGAATCTAACGAACTATTTGCTACCGACCCATCTGAATTTGAGAACGAATTCAAATATCACTGGCTTTATTATTGTAAAAATACGCAATTTTGGTGTGAAAAAATAAATGAATTTGACGGCAAACCGTGCGATGAAACAAAAACGATTGTGTTCCCTGACGATGACGCATATGACAAGTTTTATGATACTTGGGGGATTGAACCTGATGAACAACCGCGCGAAATTGTCGAGAGATGTATTGGGAAAAAGGACGTTGTACAGTTATCTATTGCGGAGTTTTGCAAAAAGTATGGAGCATCAGTAGTTATGAAGAAGTTACGCATACGAACGCAAGGAACGAATCAAGGTTCACAGGAAATTACAAACTCGATAGAGTATAAGTAATATAAGTTGTTAGCGCAAATAATACACCACCCCAGGTTGTATCCATTATAGCTAAAGTGGGTGACCATTTCTTGAATATGGCTACGTTAGTTGCCTCATAGAGACCATAAATTACGATACCTAACAGCGCGGCCTCTTCAATAGGTCGGTTTTTTAATATAATAAAATAATTAATACCGAAAACTAAAAATAAATACGCGAAAAATGCGCCAGTAGGGTTCATCTGTAATACAACGCGCTGAATACTAATAACCTGGTTTTCAAACATGGTCTTGTTAAAATAAAGGAACAATACATCGAGAACCAAGAGGACGATTGTAGAAACAACGACTTTTTTTACTAGTTGAGACATATATATTATTTATAGACAAAATTATCGGTATATTATTTATAATGCACGATAAAGTTCTCGTGCCAAAAAATTACTCGATTTATGGTGTTTATACAGGTCAAATTATTTTAATTGCTGCATTAGTTGCATATTATTGTAAACATTATTATTTATTAGCTGTGGCAATAGGATTATATATAACAACCATGTTACATTGGTATCATTTTACAAAAGGATTTATTATGTATTTAGATATACTATTGTGTAATATTGGTATATTTTTAGTGACTTTTTATTATGCAAGGAATTATTTTAAACCTGAATACAAGAATATGTGGTACATAGTTGCATTTATATGTGGTAGTATTTTTGTAATAAATGAATATGTGTTTTATTGGTACATCACAAAATATGAAAAACTAAACACGGACTTTTCTCAGATGGTTTCTACGGTTGTTCATTTGACATTTTTGCATATTGCGATGCCCGCCACATATATTTATTGTAGTTTGATGTCGTTGTGAGATTTTTGCGTAAAAGTGTGCAATTAATAAATATGATTAATTATATTCATTTTAGGAGAATTTATGGAGATTAATTATCTCAATATTATTATATATGGAATTAACTAACGAGATTTCATTTGAAACTGTATCAAATGC